CTACGCCGACTTCAGCACCGATGGCATTCCGGTCTGGGGCTCGCGTCGTCTCTTGCCCTTTGACGACCTGCACAGCATCAGCAACCGCAAGGCCTACCTGGTGATGTCGGGCTCGGTTGTGGGTCATCCGGACCGTGCAGCACGCACGTTTGTGAACGTGGGCAAGACGTCGATTGGCTCGCACAGTAGCACCCACAGCTTCGAGCGGCAGGACTTGAATGGCGATGGCATCGTGGAGAGCACGGTCCACAACTGGGCGCGCCCACGCATGGCGCGCCATGCCAGTGCCGACACGGTCTGTGGCAACCCAGCAGCGGGCGACAGCCAGTCGTCTACCGGGCTGATTGCGGTGCAGGGCCAGCACTACAACGCCACTTCGGGTCACCGCAACTTCTCCAACGCGACCACCGAACAGTTGCTGGCCGACCCCACCATCGTCCCCATCCCCTACACCGACACGCCAAGCACCAACTACCAGGCCGTCTGGGCCATTCCGGTGGGTGACCTGGCCACCTTCAGCAGCCACGTCTGGCGTGTTTACAACTGGGGCTACACCGGCCTCATCGTCGAAGGCTGGGGTCTGGCCTACATGACACCGGTCACCCGCTGACCACCCAATCAACAGCAATCACATCCCAGGAGAACCCCTCATGTACGTCATTCGCAAAGACAGCGGCGAAGAAATCTTCCGTGGCCCGGCCGAGCACGCCAAGGCTTTCTTTGGCAACGGCACCCGTTGGCTCGACCGCGTGGTCGACGACACGGACCCAGACAACCCTGTCGAAGTCGAACCTGGCGCCGAAGTCGCCCTCGAGCTCCATTACGAAGACACCGCTTCAGAAAAGCTGCTCTACCTGGCCGACACCGACTGGTACGTCATCCGCGAGCAGGAAACCGGCAAGCCCGTGCCCGACGAGGTGCGCGCCCGCCGCTCGGCCATTCGCGTCTCGCTGTGATCGGGATGGCCCATGCCCGATCCCACCCTGTCCGAGGCCATCCAGGAGGCCTACGCCCACGCACCCTCTGACGCCATCATCCTGCACACCCTGGAGCTGCGCCACCCCGACTTCCGCGATGACGCTGGCAATCCTGTCGCCATCCGCGTGGTGCGCGACCAGGTCGACTTGACCGCCCGGCTCGAAGCCGATGCACCGCTCAATGCGGGTCAGCGGGTCACCTTCATCGCCATGGGCTTTGAGCTGGACTTGCCGCCGGTGGACACCGCGCCCGTGCCCGAAATCGTCGTGACGCTGGACAACGTCAGCCGCGAAATCGTCCGCCATCTGGACGCGGCGGCCGAGTCGCAGGCGGTCATCGAGATCACCTACCGACCGTACCTGTCCAACGACCTCGAAGGCCCACAGATGGATCCGCCCATCTCCCTGGTGCTCACCGAGGTGGAAGCCGATGTGCAGCGCGTCACCGCTCGCGCCCGCATGATGGACATCGGCAACAAGGCTTTCCCTAGCCGGACCTACACAGCGCGGGAGTTTCCGGGGCTGACCCGATGAGTGGCGAGTTCTGAGTGCTGAGGAATGAGAAAAACCATGACCCCCGCGACACCCTCACTCAGCACCCGTACCTCAGCACTCAGCACGCTCATCGGCCTGCCCTGGGTCGCCGGTGCCCGTGGCCCCGAGGCCTACGACTGCTGGGGCCTGTTCCTGGCCGTTCAGCGCCAGTACTTCGGTCGCGACTTGCCCGAAATCCCCGTCGACGCCCTGAACCTGCGCGCCGTGCTCGATGCCTTCACTGCCCACCCTGAGCGCCAGCGCTGGCAGCCGGTGAATGCAGTGGAAGAGGGCGACGCCGTCCTTATGCGCCAGTCCCGATACCCGGTGCACATTGGCGTGTGGCTGGACATCGATGGTGGTGGCGTGCTGCACGCCGTGCGCCACGCCGGGGTGGTGTTCCAAACCCTGGCGGCGCTCAATGCCCACGGTTGGCGTATCGAGGGTTGTTACCGGTTCAAGGGGCAAGGCACAGGGGAATGAGAAATCGATCATGCAACTTGAATCTTGCAACTTGAAACCTGCACCTGTCGTCGTCTGGCCCCGCAACCCCTTCCGCCCCGCCGACAAAGACCTCTACCCCGTCCTGCCCGGCAGCACGGTCGCTGACTGGATGCGCTCGCTGTCCATCACCGAGTTCCCGCTGCCCACCGTCTGCCTGGTCAATGGCCAGCCAGTACTGCGCCGGGATTGGGGCATCCGCCCGCTGGCCGCGCACGATGTGGTGGTCCTGGTCGGCCTACCCGGTGGGGGCGGCGGGGGTGGCGGCGGCAGCAACCCGCTGCGGGTGGTGCTCTCCATCGCGGTGATGGTCTTGGCCCCCTATGCCGCTGCCGGCCTCATGGGTTACGGCATGACGGCTGCGGGCATTGCCGCCGCGCAAGCGGCCATGGGCACCATCGGCTTTGGTTTGATGGCGGCAGGTGTGAGTGTGCTCGGCGCCTTTCTGGTCAACGCCCTGGTGCCGCTGCCCAACCCCAGCGTGCCCTCAGCGCAAAACGGCATCGCGCCCAGCCCCACCTACTCGCTGCAGTCGCAAGGCAACTTCGCCCGGCTGCTGCAGCCGGTGCCGGTCATCTACGGTCGCCACCTGGTCTACCCCGACCTGGGCGCCACGCCTTACACCGAGTACATCAACAACGAGCAGTACCTGCACCAGTTGCTGGTCATCGGCCAGGGCGAATACGCCATCGAAGCCGTGCGCATCGAAGACACGCCCATCCAGTCGTTCTCCGAGGTGCAAGCCCAGCTCATCCTGCCCGGTGGCCAGAACACGCTGTTCAACCACGACGTGGTCACCGCGCCCGAAGTGGCGGGCCAGGAGTTGCTGGCCATCGACGACCCGGCCAACACCCGGGGTGAAACCGTAGGCCCCTTCATCGTCAACCCGCCCGAGACGCGCATCGACTCTATCGGCATCGACATCCTGCTGCCGCGCGGCCTGTTCTATGCCAACGATGCCGGCGGCCAAGACCCCAAAGAAGTCCGCTGGACGGTGCAAGCACGTGCGGTGAACGATTCGGGCGAGCCCACCACCGGCTGGCAGACCCTGGTGCTCAGCACCAATTACGGCGCCTGGAGTGCCTGGAACCCCACCTGGTCCAGCGCCAGTGCCGTCACCACCCAGACCTACCACTACGACTCTGAGGGTGGCTACTACAGCACAAGCTACGGACCGCCGCCCATGCCGGCCAACACCCCCACCGAGGAATACCAGCTGGGCGACTGCAGCAACCAGGACTGGGAGTCCGGCACCTGCTACGCCTATTACATCCAGCGCCGCACCCGCGCGGCCTATCCGCAACAAGAGGTCATCAGCGGCGCCTATGCCGAGACGGTACGGCGCAGCTACCGCTACCCGGTCACCGCTGGGCGGTATGATTTGCGTGTCATCCGGGGTGACCACAAAGACACGCGGGCCCGCGCCGGGCATGAGTTGCGCTGGGGCGAGGTGCGCGGCTACCTGGTCAACCCCAGCCTGCCCGCGGGCATCACCTTCCTGGCCGTCAAAATGCGCGCCACCGACAACCTGTCGATGCGCTCGAGCCGCCTGATCAACTGCCTGGTCACGCGCAAGCTGCCCGTCTGGCATCCCAGCACCGGCTGGAGCAGCCCACAAGCCACCCGGTCGATTGCCTGGGCCTTTGCCGATGCGGTGCGTGCCAGCTATGGGGCGAAACTCGCCGACAGCCGCATCGATCTGCCCGGCCTCTACCGGCTGGACCAGACCTGGAACCAAAGAGGCGACCAGTTCGACGCCGTCTTCGACCAGAAAGTCACCGTCTGGGAAGCACTCACCCGCATCGCCCGCTGCGGCCGGGCCGTGCCCTACCTGCAAAGCGGCGTGGTGCGCCTGGTGCGCGACGAGCCCAGAACCCTGCCGGTGGCCCGCTTCACCACCGCCAACATCGTCAAAGGCAGTTTCAAACTGCAGTACGTCATGCCTGGCGAAGAGACGGCCGATGCGGTCACCGTGGAGTTCTTCAGCCCCAAGACCTGGAAGCCGGCCGAAGTCACGGTGTCCCTACCAGGCTCCACCCAAACCAACCCGGCCACGGTCAATCTGTTCGGCTGCACCAACCAGACCCAGGCCATTCGCGAAGGCAAATACATCGCCGCCGCCAACCGTTACCGGCGGCGGCTCATCACCTTCCGCACCGAGATGGAAGGCCTGATCCCCACCTTCGGTGACCTGATCGCCATCAGCCACGACATGCCCGCTCAGGGCACCGAGGGCACTGAAGGAAACGTGGGTGGCAGCCCAGCAGGGGAGAGCGCCGACAGCCCCTGGAGCCAACTGGCCCGGGTCATGGCCATCCGCCCGCGTGGCGAGCAGGTCGAGATCGCCTGCGTGGTCGAGCACCCGCTGGTGCACACCGCCGACCAGTAAGCCGGCAAGCCAGAAACACCCAAAACCCATCACCACCGGCCCGCCAGGGAAACCTGCGCGGGCCATTTGCTTTGGAGACCGCCCATGACAGAAAACCACCAAATCACCGAACCAGAAGCGTCCATCACCCTGCGCCCCGAAGATCTGGACGACCTGCTCACCCGCGCTGCCGAACGCGGTGCCGAGCGTTGCCTGGCACACCTCGGTCTGGAAAACGGTCATGCTGCGCGCGATATCCGTGAACTGCGCGATCTGCTCGAAGCATGGCGCGAGGCCCGCCACACCGCCTGGCAAACCATCATCAAGGTGGCCACCACCGGGCTGCTGGCCGTCATCCTGGTGGGTGCGGCCATCAAGCTCAAGCTCATGGGAGGTACGCAATGAAGCCCCTGCTGAAATCTCTGCCCACCCCCAGCCTGCTCACCAACTGGCCGCGCGTGCTGCGCCAGGCCTGGAGCATTCGCTTCTCGCTGCTGGCCGCGTGCTTCACGGCAGCCGAGGTGGTGTTGCCCTTCATGGGCGACATATTGCCCCGTGGCCTGTTCGTTCTGTTGGCCTTTGCCGCCAGTCTCGGTGCCACCGTGGCGCGCCTGGTGGCCCAGCCCAAGATGCATGAGGTGGAGCCATGAGGCGCCCCCGCACCGCCGTCGCCGCGCTGGGCCTTTCGGCGGCTGCACTGGTGGGCTTGGTGCTGCACGAGGGCTACAGCGACCGCGCCATCATTCCGGTCAAGGGCGACGTGCCCACGCTGGGCTTTGGCAGCACCACCCGCGCTGACGGCTCGCCCGTGCGCCTGGGCGACACAACCACGCCACCCCAGGCCTTAGCCCGCGCGATGCGTGATGTCCAGCAGTTTGAAGGCGCCCTCAAAACCTGCGTCACGGTGCCGTTGGCCCAGCATGAGTACGACGCCTACGTCAGCTTTGCCTACAACGTCGGCCCGCGCGCGTTCTGCCAGTCCACCCTCGTCAAAAAGCTCAACACCCAGGACTACCCGGGCGCTTGCCAAGAGCTGCTGCGCTGGCGCTTCTTTCAGGGTCAAGATTGCGCCGCCCCGGCCAATGCTCGCCTGTGCGGTGGCCTGGCCAAGCGCCGCGAGGTCGAATACCGGCAGTGCATAGGCGAGGCCGCGCCATGAACCAAATCGCCTGGCCATACCGGCTGCTGGTGCTGACGGCGCTTGGTATCGCTCTCTTCGGCTTCGGCTGGTTCAGGGGCGCGAGTCACCTGCAGTCCCAGTGGGACGCTGCCACGGCCGCACAGCAGCATACCCAGGCCCAAGTGCAGATCCAGCAGGCCGAAGCCACCGTCCAGGTCGTCACAAAGTACGTCGACCGCATCCAGGTCGTCCGAGAAAAGGGCGAAACCCTCATCCAGGAGGTACCCGTTTATGTTCCCGTCCAAGCCGATGCTGCTTGCACTGTCCACCGTGGCTTTGTCAGCCTGCACGACGCTGCCGCCGCCGGTGAGCTGCCCACAGCCCCCCGAGATGCTGATGCGCCCGCCGAAGGACTTGCGCTCTCTGCCGTTGCTGCCACCGTCGTCACCAACTATCAAACCTGCCACGAAAACGCCGAGCAACTGAAGGCCCTGCAAGACTGGATCCGCCAGACGCGCTAGCGAGCCGACCCATATCGGCAGCGCTGCGGCGCTGCATCACACCCCAGAAGACCCCGTCTTCATCATCTGCCAACCCCGGCAGGTGGTGGAGGCGGGGTCTTTTGTCGTTTGTGGCGCGCATTTGCGCAGCATTGACTTGGCTTTGTTCGCCAACAGCGCCTTCATAGGAGCATGCAGAACAAAAACGACCGCTCCACCCCAACACCGGCCGCCACGCTCAGTGCGCCCCAGGTTGCCGATCGCATGGGCCTGACCACCCGGCAACTGCAAGACCTTCGCCTGCGCGGCATTGGCCCGCCCATCGTGCAGCGGGGCTTGTCGATTCACTACCTGCCGTCCGATGTGCAGGACATCGAGCGGCACGAAGCCGCGACGCTGATCGAGCAGGTGCTGGCCAGTGACCGACCGTTGACCTTGTTGCGGGCAATGGCGGACCATGCCGGTTTGAAGCTCTCGCCCATCCTGCAACAGGTCAGTGTGTCCACTTCATCGGCAACCCCATCGCCAATCCCTCAGCCACCACCAGAGCCTTCACCTGCCACGCCACCCACGCTGACCGTAATCAGCAACGAAGAGGTCGTCACACTCAGCACTGAGTCCTCAGCACTCAGCACTCTGAATTGGTACCTCGTCCACACCAAACCCCGCCAAGAAGAAATCGCCCTGGCCAACCTGGAGCGCCAGGGCTACGAGTGCTACCTGCCGCAGATGCGCATCGAGCGGATCCGGCGGCGCAAGGCGGAAGTCGCCACCGAGCCCATGTTCCCGCGCTACCTGTTCATCCGGCTGGACAGCAGCGACCAAGGCAAGAGCTGGTCACCCATCCGCTCCACCCTGGGAGTGAGCCAACTGGTGCATTTCGGGGCTCGGGCGGCCAAGGTGGATGACAACCTGGTCGATCTGCTGCGCCAACGTGAACGGGCCCTACCGACCGAAGCCATGTTCCACAGCGGCGATTCGGTGGTCATCGCCGATGGCCCATTCGCCGGCATCGAGGCCATCTACCAGACGGCCGACGCCGAGCGCCGCGCTTTTATCTTGCTGGAGATCCTCGCAAAACCCGTGTCGATGCACATCGATGCCGGGCGGCTTCGCAAAGCGGGCTGAATCATCCGCGACCACCGTCGCTTTATTCGCCTTATCCCCTTCTTTCTGCACCGAACGCCTTGATACGTCTTGGCCTTCCAAGCAAACATGGCTCAAACGAACGAGCGCAGAAAGAACATGGCCACAGCATCCGAATCTACCCCTGAACCACCGACGACCCCGGCATCCACTCCGGCTTTCCGCGCCGCCCAGTACGTGCGCATGTCCACCGAGCATCAGCAGTACTCCACGCACAACCAAGCCGACAAGATCCAAGAGTACGCCGAGCGCCGGAACATTCAGATCGTCCGCACCTACGCCGACGAGGGCAAAAGCGGCTTGTCCATCGACGGCCGCGCCTCCCTGCAGCGCCTGATCGCCGATGTCGAAACCGGCAATACCGACTTCAACCTGATTCTGGTCTACGACGTCAGCCGCTGGGGGCGGTTTCAGGATGCGGACGAGTCGGCGTATTACGTTGCGGCCAAAGTTATGTTGCGGCAGCAGGTTCGTTGCCTGTTTTTCGAGCTATCCCGCCCGCTGCTCCGCACATAACATCGTGCCGAACTACAACCCCCGCATGAACGCCA